TCATCCCATCGAATCGTGACCAGCGTACCGCGAGAGTATGCGGCCACCTTGACGATATGGCCAGCGTACTGCTTGCCATCGTTCTTCTCACACTCGAAACCGAAACCAATCTGAACCGTTCCAAACTTTCTCATCTTCATCTCTCCTCTTGTGATACTCTGATTATACATTACATATCGGCAAACGCAAGAAAAAAAAATAGGAAGAAAAAAAGATTTTTTGGCATGTTATTTGGCACAGGATTTGCAGTGCCTGCCATTTTGGCAGAAACCGCGGCCTTTCTGCCATTTTGGCAGTTAACCCCCCTTACGGGGGAGAGTTCGCTGTTTCCCTACCATCGAGGGGGTTAGGTTCCCGGAAGGAATCCGGGCTGCCCGTTATCCTCCTCGGTTTCCACCCAGATAGGATCGCAATGTTCCTTACATCGTGAACAAATGTCCTCCAGCACAACTGGAGCGTAGCAGCAATCGCTTTCCAGAATCGTCATGCGAACTCCTCCTCACCGTAAACGTCCCAGTCTGCATCTTCCTCATAATCCATGTATACTTCCTCATCATCCCAACCCGTAGCATCCTCAACAATCCACTCCCGCCCATCCTCGTCGATCATGCTGTCGGAAATGATACGCTCAAAATCGCTCATTTGCTCTCCTCATTCTTGGGGGTATTCTTCTCGGCCTGATCCTTCCGCCACTGCTCGACAAACTTGACGTAATCGTCAACTTCACCGTAGCGGTTATCCTTCTGGTAATCGTATCCGTCATCCGAACCGTAGGGGCGAAACTTTTTCATTTTCTTTTTCCTTTCCTGGATGATACATTATGTATCGGCAAAATCAAGAAAAGAAATCACAAAAATCATGCTGGTGAAAACTTCCCCGATAATGATTTGGCACAAGATTTGCTGGTCTGCCATTTTGGCAGAAATCGCGGGTTTTCTGCCATTTTGGCAGTTACCCCCCTTTGGGGGAGGATTCGGTTTATCTTTCCTACTTATATAACCCTTACAGGTTATAATCGTGGGCGAGAACGCTATAGTCCTCGTGAGTCGCCCAAGAGTCGAGACTTTCCAGATAGAACGACTTATAAACCGGCCCGTCTACGTCATCGGCAATCCTCACCACCACGAATGTACCCTTGGCGAGAGCCTTGACCGATTGAATATGGCCCACAAAATCGCGTCCATCCTTGCGGGTGGCGAAAATGTAGTGGCCGGCGTGAACGGGAGCGTATGCGGTTTGCATCTTATTAGCCTTTTGGGTTTGGGTTTCCATCATCATGCCATCATTCTACATTAGGTATCGGCATTTGCAAGAAAAAAAAATAGTCGAATCGTATTCTTACGGCATTGTAAGTTTTTGAGTTTTTGGTACAGGGTTTGCTAGAGCGTTTCCCCACCTATGGGGGGTTTTTCTGTTTTCCCTCCGATGGGGGGTATTTCCCCCGAAAACGCGGGGTGATGTAAACACAATACCGACCACCACAATGAATTGGCCAGTTTACTCAATATGTGTCATATTTGACGAGTCTACCAATTTAATTTTTCTTGGTCGCCCACGGCTTTTCTTAATATTGAGCTTGCGGCGTTGACGTCGAATCATGCTTTTAGTAACATTTTGTCCAGTCATTTCACTCAGTTTTGATGCTAATGTTTCATCATTCATTAGATTTTGGTTGTTAGAGATAAAGTCCAATTCGTTTTGTAGCCATTTCTTATAATTCGCCATTTTTTTGCTCCTAAAATTGACTAAAGTGTATAACTCATTATAATATTGTGTTGGCCAAAAAACGCAAGGAGCTTTTATGAAAAATGAACCAAATATTCCCGATATAGTAATTGACTCAATATTGACCACAAAAGCCCTAGGATCTGTACAAGATATATCAAAAGAGCTACAATTACCAGATGGTAAAAATCTAGAAGAATTATTAAATGACCAAAAAGAAGAAGAAGACACAAAAGATACTAAATAATGGAGTAACAGAAGAAGAATTTTTAGAAGTTTTAAATAATATATCAAAAAGATTGGTCCATAAATTTAGATTCGGATATCATGATATTGATGATATGAAACAACAAGCCGCCATATTCGCTATGGAAGGCTTGGAAAAATTTGATAACACGAGGCCCCTAGAAAACTTTCTTTGGACCCACGTTCGCAACCGATTATTTAACTACAAAAGAAACAACTACCAAAGGCCCGATAAACCCTGCTTAACGTGTCCTTTTTACGATTTGTTATACAAAGAGTCGAACAACCAGTGTTCAAAATATACAAACAAAGATGATTGTGAATTGTATTTTTCATGGTCTGAGCGAAATAATAGTAAAAAAAATATTATGACTTTTCAGAGTATAGAAAATACTTTTGAAAAAGAAGACCACAAAGATCCACTAGATATTATTAAAAACAAAGAAATTATTCATTATCTTGATAATAATATTGTTAAACCAGAATTTAGAGAAAGCTATTTAAGATTAAAGAATGGATTAAAACTAAACAAGCCCCTATTGGAAAAATTAAAAAATCATATTATGGAATTAATGAAAGACTTTAATCATGACAGATAATAATAAAATCCCCCGGAAAAGAGGACAGCTTAGTTTAGAAGAAGAGCAGTATATTAAAGATAATATATCGGTTAAAAGCCCTGATGAAATAGCAGCAGATTTAAATCGTAGCATTAATCCTATTAATCGTTATATTGATGAAAATCAATTGTATTCATTAGACGAACAAAAGGATAACGCTGTACTAAAACGCAAACTTCACAGCAAAACTTTCTGGAACGAAATAGTACGACAGTTTGATGAAGATAGTGGAGAATTAGAATATTTTGAAAATACCTGGATTAATTTAATTAAACAATTCAGAGAAGACGTTTTGCCCGCAGAAGAACTTCAGATCAAACAATTTATCACTATCGATATACTAATTAATAGAAGCATGAAAGAACGAAAGCGCCACATATCTGCAACAGAAAAATTACAAAACGAAGTTGATAAGGAATACGACAAACCAGAAGACCAAAGAGATATAGCACGACTAACCAGTTTAGAAACTCAATTAAGCTTCTCAAGAAATAGCATAGCAAATTATACTAATGAATATACTAAATTATTAAATGAACAACAAAAAATAAGTAAAGATTTAAAAGCCACAAGAGAACAGCGTATTAAACGTATCGAAGATGGTAAAAGTAGTTGGGTTGGATTAATACGAATGTTAGAGGATGAAGAGTTGAGAGAAAAAGAAGGACGAGAAATGGAAATATTATCAATGGCCACAGAAAAAGCCAAAAAGAACCTTTTCGATTACCACGCATATGCTGATAATAATGTGGACAAACCATTCCTAACACCAGAAAGCGTAGAATAAATTATGGAAAAAATAGCTGTAATAACAGGAATAACCGGACAGGACGGAAGTTATCTAGCAGAACTCTTACTAGAGAAAAATTATACTGTTGTTGGTTTGTATAGACGAAGTAGCAGTATTAACTTTGACCGAATTTCCCACTTAAAATCAGATAAGTTTATCCTGGAAGAATTTGATCTTACAGATCCAGCAGGATGCAACGATATTGTTAATAAATATCGCCCAACTGAACTATACAATCTTGCTGCTCAAAGTCATGTGGCAACCAGTTTCAAACAACCCACCACAACTTTTAATATTAATACTTTAGGTGTCATAAATTTATTAGAAGCTATTCGCAACTATTCTCCCAAAACACGATTTTACCAAGCAAGCACCAGCGAAATGTTTGGATATAATTATAGCGTGAGCGCATTTGGTCAAAAATATCAGGATGAAAATACTCAATTTTTACCTCAAAGTCCATATGGAATATCAAAACTAGCAGCTCACAACATGGTAAGAATATATCGAACAGGATACGGCATATACGGATGCTGTGGCATACTATTTAACCATGAGAGTCCGCGACGCGGCGAAAACTTTGTGACCAGAAAAATAACCAAGTATATTGGTCAACTTAAAAATGGCCAAACCCATGCGAAGCTCAAACTAGGAAATCTTTCTGCACAACGAGATTGGGGACATGCTAAAGATTATGTTCGTGCTATGTATATGATGATGCAAATGGTAGAGCCAGATGACTATGTAATATCCACAGGAAACACTTGGAGCGTACAAAACTTTTTGGACCAAGCATTTGCTGTTGCTGGGTTAAATTCATCAGACCATGTGGAAATTGATCACGACCTATTTCGCCCCGCGGAAGTTGAATATCTAAGGGGCAGTTCAGCCAAAGCAAAAACATCTTTAAATTGGGAACCACAAATATCTTTTAACGAACTAGTAAGGGATATGGTTAACCATGACATTTCGCAACTATCAAGATAAATTATACAAAGACTGGAGAAAAGCGGTCTATTCACGAGACAACCATACTTGTCAGTGGCCCGGATGCAATCAAAAAAATAAATTAAATGCTCACCATATTAAAACTTGGAGCGAATATCCTTCGCTACGATATCAAATTTCAAACGGAATAACCTTATGCAGACTTCATCACAAAATGATACATGGTATGGAAGAAATTTATGAAAGTTCATTCTCTCAAATAGTGGCGCGCAAAGATGGTAGACTACAATAATTTTAAAGTGATTATAGACACACGCGAGCAGCAGCCGTGGGATTTTGATCGCTGTGCGATTGCTAATCACAAATTGGATACCGGAGACTACAGCGTTGAGGGATTAGAAGATTTATTATGTATAGAACGCAAAAAAAGTGTGAGTGAATTTGCTAATAATATTACTGAAAGTCGATTTAAGGATGTGATCAATCGAATGGTTTCATATAAGTATCGTTTTTTTATTATGGAATTTGATTTGAATGATATTTATAGATATCCTATTGGTAGCAATATTCCCAAACACATGTGGGACAAGATTAAAATTACGGCCGGTTTCATACTTAAAAATTTACTAGAAATTCAATTAAAATATAATATTCACATATTATTTTGTGGTGATTCTGAAAACGCTAGTAAAATAGCTCTAACACTAATGAAAAAAGTATATGAACTTGAATACAACAATAAAAAAGAAGTTTGATGATGCTTGGTTAAATCTTGGTAATTTGTCTGATATTATCGTACCAGACAATCCGATGATTCATCGAACCGAAAAAGAAATAGAAAATCCTGATTTACATCTATTGAAGATTTTACGCAATCCAAAATATATAGCATCAACATGTAAGCTCCTTTTTGATATAGAACTTCATCCTATACAAACCGCTATTCTACAAGAATTTTGGATACGAGCATTTCCAATGTATATAGCATCTCGTGGTTGGGGTAAAAGCTTTTTATTAGCATTATATTGTGTTTTACGATGCGCATTCTTTCCAGGAACAAAAATTGTTGTGGTAGGAGCGGCATTTAGACAAAGTAAAATCATATTCGAATATATGGAAACTATTTGGAGAAATAGTCCAATATTACGCAGTATCTTCAATGGAAACGATGATGGTCCGCGTCGTGATGTGGACAGGTGTACGATTCGATTAGGGGACAGTTGGACTATTGCGATTCCTATGGGCGATGGTAGCAAGATTAGAGGATTAAGAGCACATATTATCATCGCAGACGAGTTCGCATCAATATCTCCAGATATTTATGAAACAGTAGTCTCAGGGTTCGCTGCTGTTAGTGCTAGTCCAATACAAAATGTGAAAGAACAAGCTAAAAAACAAGCTATGATAGAGGCTGGATTATGGAACGAAGAATTGGAAGTACTAGAATATAAAATGGGTAATCAGGCAATTATTAGCGGTACAGCTGACTATGGTTTTAAACATTTTGCTAGTTATTGGAAAAGATACAAATCAATCATAGAGAGTAAGGGAAATACTACTAAACTAAAAGAAATATTTAATGGTGAAATACCAAGTAATTTTAATTGGAAAGATTATAGTATTATTAGAATACCATATGAGCTTATTCCAAAAGGATTTATGGATGATAAACAGGTTAGTAGAGCAAAAGCTACTATTCATACTGCTATTTATAATATGGAATATGCAGCATGTTTTGTTAACGATAGTGAAGGGTTCTTCAGACGTAGTCTTATAGAATCTTGTGTTGCTTCAGACATTAGTCCAATCAAACATAATGATAGGCCAATAGTTTTTGACGCGGCAGTAAAAGGTAATGCTAATTTAAGTTATGTATACGGTGTTGACCCGGCTAGCGAAAAAGATAATTTTAGCATCACGGTTTTAGAACTACATCCTGATCACAGCAGAGTTGTTTATTGTTGGACGACTAATAGAAGCAATTTTAAAGAAAGACAAAAAACAGGACTTATTAATGATCATGATTTCTATGGATTTTGTGCTAGAAAAATTAGAAATCTTATGAAGATTTTTCCTTGTGTTAAGATAGGAATGGATGCTCAGGGAGGAGGAGTAGCAATAGAAGAAGCTCTACACGATCCAAATAAACTAGAAGAAGGTGAAAATTTAATTTGGCCTATAATAGACGGAAATAAAAATAAAGATACAGATGATCAAGCTGGATTACACATACTTGAACTTGTACAGTTTGCTAAAGCAGAATGGACTAGTCAGTCAAATCATGGATTAAGAAAAGATTTAGAAGATAAAGTATTGCTATTTCCTAGATTTGATAATTTAACACTTGGATTAGCATTAGATTCAGAAGGCAAAGATATTCTTGGACACGATCTTACTCCTTTATATGATAGTTTAAGTGAATGTATACTAGAAATTGAAGAATTAAAAAATGAACTAACAACTATTGTTATGACACAAACTAGCACAGGATCAAATGCTAGAGATAGATGGGATACTCCAGAAGTAAAATTACAAAATGGAAAAAAAGGAAGATTGCGAAAAGATAGATATAGTTCATTATTAATTGCTAATATGTTAGCTAGACAAATGCATCGATCAATAAAATCTATTGAATACGATGTTGTTGGTGGTAATGCTAGAAATTTGATAGGACAAAATGGTCAAATGTACAAAGGTCCAGATTGGTTCACATCAGGAGCAAACGACTCTGAATTTTATGGTATATACAAATAAAGGTGTACATTACTATTACAATTACATTACATTAGTATTATAAAATATGGCTAAAAAACCCACCAAAAATAGTCCAATTAACGACGCTCCCTCTATTGGAGAAGAAGCTTATGTTGCTTGGAGTGATGATATTGATTCTAAAAAAGAGGCCCTAAGAACAGCATCAGAATCTTTAACAGAATTTATTGGCGTTAATCATGCATCTGGTGCTCGTAGATATAGTTTGGATTTTAGCAATCTAGATTCAAATACTTCTGGTAGACCAGGATTAACCAGATCAGACTACGACTTTTTTAGACCAGACGAAACAGTACCCACCAGAGTCAAGAGTATAATTCGTAAAGCAGATGATATCTATCAAAAGGTGGGATTAGTAAAAAATGTTATTGATTTAATGGCAGACTTTGCTGTGCAGGGAATACGACCAGTACACAGAAACAAAAGAATAGAAAGATTTTTTAAGCAGTGGTTCAAAAAGATCAATGGTAAAGATAGAAGCGAAAGATTTCTTAATAACTTATATAAAGTTGGCAATGTTGTTATTAATAGACAAACAGCTAAAGTTAATGTTAAAGTAACAGATACATTATATAAAAGTCTTGGTGGTCCGGATCAATATATCAATGACATAGATGATATAAAAGTTGAAAAAAGAGAAATTCCTTGGAAATATACTTTTATTGATCCAGTTTATGTTGAAGTAGCAGCAGGACCCTTAGCATCATTTACATCAGAAAAAAGATACGAACTTGTTTTACCAGCATCTTTAAGAAGAATTATAAATGCTCCAAAAACAGAAGCGGAAAAATCAGTTATAGGTAATTTACCCCCAGCAATCATCGAAGCAGCCAAAACAAGAAAAGCTTATCCTTTGGATCCTAACAAAACTATTGTTAATCACTATAAAAAAGACGATTGGCAAAGCTGGGCATTTCCTATGATCTATGCTATTATGGACGATATTATTGTTTTAGAAAAACTCAAATTAGCAGATATGGCAGCTCTTGACGGAGCTATCAGTAATATTCGTATTTTCAAGTTAGGAAGTTTAGAGCATAAAATTGCTCCAACAAAAGCGGCAACCGCTAAACTAGCACAAATTCTAGGGAACAATGTTGGCGGAGGCACAATGGATCTTGTTTGGGGACCAGACATCGAATTATTAGAGAGTAATACTAATGTTCATAACTTTTTAGGTGAAGGTAAATATACTCCACATTTGAATAGTGTTTACGCCGGTCTTGGTATTCCTCCGACTCTCACCGGTACATTTGGAGCAGCAGGAACAACAAATAATTTTATATCTCTAAAAACCTTAACACAAAGACTACAGTACGGTAGAGATGTAATTACAGAATTTTGGGAAAAAGAAATGGCTATAGTACAAAAAGCCATGGGATTTAAATATCCAGCTAAAATTGAATTTGACAGAATGGATCTAAGCAATGAAGAGGCAGAGAAATCACTATTAATTCAATTAGCTGATAGAAATCTAGTTAGCGATGAATTATTACAGAAACGTTTTGGTTTTGATCCAGATATGGAAAAGGTAAGATTAAATAGAGAACAAAGAGAAAGACAGTCAAATAGAATGGTTAAAAAATCTGGTCCGTGGCACGATCCTCAAGTAGAAAATGCTCTTAAGAAGATAGCCTTACAGTCTGGAGCAGCAACTCCTAGTCAAGTTGGTTTAAGTCTAGAAAAAAAGAAGAATGGAGAAAAGACGGTTCTTGAACTACGACAATCAATGATGACAAAGCCACCAACTGGGTTGGCAAAAGATTCGCCAGAATCTTTGCCAGGACAACCAGAACAAGGAAGACCCAAAAATTCCAAAGATACACAGCAAAGAAAAGAAAAAACATTTAGACCACGAACAGGAGCTAGTATAGCAATTTGGGCCACAAATGCCCAAGAAAAAATTGCAGAAATAATCAATCCAGTAATGCTTGAGTTTTACGATAAAAAAAATGTGAGAAGTTTATCCAATGAGCAAACACTAGAACTAGAACATATAAAAACTAAAGTATTGTTCGATCTAAAGCCATTTTCCCAAATAGACCAAGAATCTATAAAGCATTCTCTGCATAACCTTAATAGTAATAAAGAATATGCTAATTATCAGATTTATGTTAAACAAATTAGTAATGACTTAAATAGACAATTAACTATAGATGAACAAAAACAGGCCAAGGCATCCTTTTATTCTATGGTGTATGAATAACCATAACTAATGGAGTAAAATATTATGGAAATTTTTGAATCAGAAATTGCTGACGGTTTAGAGAATCAAATCAAAGCATCAGCATCAATAGTCTATGCTTCTGTTGCAGAGCCATCTTCTGATAATAATTTTACTATGGCTGAAATAAAATCTTTAGGATCGGTAAGCGATAAAGATTTATATTATGTACAATCTATTCTAGTAAGTTCTTCTTGGAATAAAAATGATGATATTTTTGACAAAAGAGAAATTTGGTTAGCTAAAAATACTCCAGAAGATAAACCAACAAATTTAAACCATGATGAAAATCTAATTATAGGACATATAACTGCGAATTGGCCAATAACCGAAGAAGGAACTATTATTGATGAAGATATTGAAATAGATAATCTTCCAGATAAATTTCATATATTAACAGGCTCTGTAATTTATAAAGGATTTAGTAAACCAGAACTTAGGGATAGATCTAATAGACTCATTGAAGAAATAGAAAATGGTACTAAATATGTTAGTATGGAGTGTTTTTTCAAGGGATTTGATTATGGCCTAATTAATAGAGCCACTAATGAATATAAAATATTAAGAAGAAATAATGATACAGCATATCTTAGTAAGCATTTAAGAGCATATGGTGGATTAGGAGAATATAATAATTATAAAATTGGTAGAGTACTTAGAGATATAACTTTTAGTGGCAAGGGTTTTGTTGACAAACCAGCAAATCCTGATAGTATAATATTTACAAAACATTCATTACCCAATTTACAGACAGAAAAAAATAACAATTTTTCAGAAAATAGTGTATCTAATGATCAGACAACCCCCGAAGTGGAGAACAATATTATGAATTTAGATCTAGAACCAGTTATGACAGAAGTAACCACAATCAAAACCAAGCTTGAAGCTATGGAAGGTTGCTCAGATCTCGTAAAAGAAGCTTATGCTTCTGTTGATACTCTTAAGGGAGCAAACATCGAACTAGAAGGCGTTTTAGCAGAAACAAGACAAGCTCTAGAGGAATCAAATCTTCAAAAAGAAGAAGCTGCTAAAAAAATGGATGAAGAGATGAAAAAGAAGCAAGAAGAAATGATGAAAATGAAAGCAGAACTCGACAGCGCTTTAGAAGCTATCGCTGCTTATAAAATGAAAGAAGAAGAAATGGCCAAAAAAGAAAAGAAAATGAAGAGAATGGCCGCTCTTATTGAGGCTGGTGTAGAATCAGAATCGGCAGATGCTACAGCAGAGCAATTCAATGAATTAAATGACGAACTCTTTGCCACAATGACATCACTACTCGCTGCTAAAAAATCTTCTATGAAAAAAGAAGAAGAAATGATGATGAAAAAACCAAAGGCTTCAGAAAACACAGACACATCTGTGCTAGAAGAAGTTGAGGTTACAGAAGCCGAAGTAGAACTAGGTGTTGGCGGAGAGCAAGAATCCGTCGTTGACAACACTCGTGCCGAATTGGTCGAATTCGTATGTGCCAGACTAGGTAAAAAACTTAATAAGGGAGAATAACATGGCTCTTAAACCAGATCGTATTGAATTATTAACAGATATCTCTTTCTTCATGAATACAACCGCAGAGCGTGGCGGTGTAGTTTCAGCTGTAACTATGGGTTCTGGCGTCTCTATGGACGACTCTAATGCTGTAGCAGCATATGCTGCTGTTGCAAGTGGTGCTCGTCCATTAGGCGTTTTGCTAAATGATGTTGTTAATCTGGATCTAACCAGACAGCACATTAATTGGCACAAAGATGAAGTTCAGGTTGGCGGTAAGGTTACTGTTCTACGTAATGGACAGGTTACAACCAACAGACTAGTTGCTAGTATTACCCCAGCTGCTGGCGCGCCAGCTTATGTTGGTGCTAGTGGCCTAATTGGTACATCAAGCACAAACGCTGTTCAGGTTGGTCAGTTTTTAAGTGGCGTTGACGCAGACGGTTACGCAAAAGTTTCAATCAATATTGCTTAAGCTTTATTAAATTATTAAAAGGGAGAAAAACATGGCAGGCAACAATCAAGTATTTCAACCAACACCAGAATTAACAGATCTTCTTGTTCGTTCTGGCTCGTTACAAAGAGAAGAGGCTATTTCAGCCAATGCTGAATTCGCCAAAGCTCTTGAACTTCCAATTCGTCAAGGTATCCTAAGTGGTGATATCCTCGACGGCATTTTCGAGCCAATCACATTAGCTCAAAGTGCAACTCCAGAGTTTCCACTAGACTTCCTAGCTCCTGGCACCGAAAAGGACTTTGTGGCTTACACAATTCCTAATCACGGCTATATTCCAGAGCGTCATGTTGAAGGCGATTATGTCATGGTTCCAACCTATGATATTGGCGCCTCGATTGACTATCTCCTAAAGTATGCTCGTGATGCTCGTTGGGACGTTGTTGGTCGTGCTATGGAAGTTCTAGAAAGTTCGTTTGTTAAGAAGATGAATGATGACGGATGGCACACACTACTAGCTGCTGGTGTTGATCGTAACATTGTTGTTTACGATAGCGATGCTGCTGCTGGTCAGTTCACCAAGCGTCTAGTCTCCTTAATGAAGACTGTTATGCGTAGAAATGGTGGCGGTAATAGCGCCAGTAATAATCGTGGTATGTTGACTGATCTATATGTTTCTCCCGAAGCTATGGAAGATATCCGCAATTGGGGTGTTGATCAAGTCGATGAAGTTACTCGTCGTGAGATCTATGTTGCTGCTGATGGTACTCTTAACAGAGTATTCGGCGTCAATCTTCACGATCTTGATGAACTAGGTGAAGGTCAAGAATATCAACTATTCTACAGTGATGTTCTTAGTGGTTCACTACCAGCCAGCGATTCAGAAATCGTTGTTGGTCTTGATCTACGCAAGAGAGATAGTTTCATAATGCCAATTCGTCAAGAAGTTCAAGTCTTTGAAGACGATACTCTACATCGTCAGAAGAGAGCTGGTTTCTACGGATGGGCAGAACAAGGTTTTGCTGTTCTAGACAACCGCAGAGTACTACTTGGCTCACTCTGATCTTTACTACAATTGATCATTATAAAGAAAGCCGGCCTCTTGGTCGGCTTTTTTTATTTAGGTGTATTATACTTATAGAACAATAATCTTAAAGGTACTCTACTATGCCAGCAAGTAGATATGATTTTTCTATTGAGCAAGGGTCTTCCTTTAGGATGTCTCTTGTATACAAAGATGATCTTGGTAATCCTATTAATTTGACCAATTATTGTGCAAGATTAACTTGGACCACAAGCAAAGGAGTTGTTCAAACTTTTACAACACTGAATATAGATTATAGTACATATAAATTTACTATAGAACCTGTTATTGGTAAAATAACACTATTAATACCATCCTCGGTAACTAATGGTTTTACTTTTGAAACAGCCAAATATGATTTGGAACTACAAAGTGGTGATAATTTATATGTTGGTGGTGGTAAGTATACTACCAGATTAATATATGGCACTATAACTATTTTACAGAGGTATAGTGGTAATGATACCGCATTGGTGTGCGCATAATGAGTACAACAATACAAATTACAGAATCTGTTAATTTATTGGAGATAGAAACATCAATATCAAATACTGTTAATAATTTGGAAATTGAATATTCAGAAATTAATAATATTGAAATTAATTCTGGTTTTACAGCATCAATTGTTTACGCTAGTGATGTTATGGGATTAAGTAATTTTATAGATAATTTTATGGATAGTTATAATATAGACTGTGGTTCGCCGTAGCATTCCTAACAAATAATGGAGATTTAATTATGCCAGTTAATACAAGATTACAAGTAAGAAGAGGAGCAGCAGCATCGTGGACAAGCGCTAATCCTACATTATATGCTGGCGAAGTCGGATATGAAACAGATAGTGGTCGTTTTAAAATAGGTGATGGAACTACAGTATGGTCTAGTTTAGATTACAATGCTGTTGTGCCAACAGGATTTTTAGCTGGCAGCGGTATTGGCGTTAGTGTTGCTGCTGATGGTAGCACAGTTACTATTTCTTCTACTAATTCAATAGTTGATGCTAATACTCTAACTGGCTTAACAGAATATATTCAAGATATTATTGGATTAAGTGGTATCGCTGCTGGTAGTGGTATTGGTGTGAACTATAACGATTCCACAGGATTGACCACAATTAGCTTAAGTGATCCAACAATACAAGTTGCTGATATCACAGATCTTACATCATCCGCAACAGAACTTAATTATCTAGATGGTAGTATTCCCGGAACAGGTGTTGCCGGTAAGGCAATTGTATTAGATGCTAATCTAAACATAACTAATCTTGGTAATGTTAGCACAACCGGAACATTAACTATTGGTGGAAATCTTATTGTTAATGGTACAACCACTACCGTTAATAGCACCACAGTTACCGTTGACGATGCTATATTCACCCTGGGCGGAGATACTGCACCAGGAAGCGACGATAATAAAGATCGTGGTATAGAATTTAGGTATTTTAATGGAAGCGCAAAAACTGGATTTTTCGGCTATGACGATAGCACCGGTAAATTCACATTTATCCCTGATGCTACAAATAGTAGCGAAGTATTTAGTGGAACTAAAGGTGAGCTAGATGCTAGTCTTGATTGGAGTAATATACTTAATAAACCAGATCCAATAGTTACTGTTAATTTAACTGGAGACGTAACCGGTAGTGGTAATGCAACACTAACAGATCTTGGTAATGGAACTATTAACATCTCTACTACTATAGGATCCAATAGTGTTGCTCTGGGTACAGACACAACTGGTAATTATGTTGCTAGCGTTACAAACGGTAGCTATATTACTGGTGGAGATGGTGGTAGTGAAGGAGCAGCTTTAACACTAGCTGTAGATGCTACTACAACTAATACTGGTAGTAAGGTTGTGGCTAGAGATGCTAGCGGTAATTTTGAGGCTGGTATTGTGACCGCTAGTGGGCTAACCGGAGTTAATAGTAGTAATCCTGTGGTTATTAGCTATGCTACTATTGATGGGGGTTCGCCATAATAAATTAATTATATTGACAATTTTATTATAGCATCATACTATAATATGCTACATTAGGACTATCAGAGCTATACTATGCCAGTTAATACCACTATAAAAATTCGCAAAGGAACCGAAAGTGATTGGCAAAGTTCCAATCCAATTTTAGCTAGTGGTGAGCCAGGATATGAAATTAATACTGGCAGATTAAAAATAGGAAATGGAACAACCTCTTGGAATTCCTTGTCATATTCTTATATCATACCATCTGGTTTTGTGGCTGGTACTGGTATTAGTCTAAATTTAGGATCTAATAGTGGTTCATTAACAATTAATACTAATAATATTCCAACTAGTGCTATTAGTGGTTTTAATTCTGCAGTTAGTGGTTTATTACCAGTTACAAATATTCTTGCTGGTTATGATATTAATATTACTAATAATAGCGGTGTTTATACTGTTGCTTCTACAAACTTAGTGCATGTTGATAGTCAACAGCCTCAAGGATTTGTTAATAGAACTGATAGTAGAATTAGTGTTAGTGGTAATATTTTTAGAATAGAACCCACAGGAAGTTCATATAGTTATTACAATAAAGGCATCAAAGTTGTTAAAACTAGTGGTGATAGTTTAACTATACCTAATCTTACTCAAATTAATTATATCCATTTTGATACTGTTAATAATCAAATATCAAATAAAACTACAAGCTTTGATTTTAGTAGTGATATTCCTATCGCATATATAGCATGGAATAGTGGAGTTGTTCCTAGTGGTCAAATGACTTTCTTTGCTGAAGAACGTCATGGTATTGTGATGGACACTAGCACCCATAAGTGGATTCATTATACTTTTGGCGCACAATATGTTAATGGCTTGAGCATTAGTAATTACTCTACTAGTGGAACCGGAAGTAGCAATAGCGATGCTACAATAGCGATTGGTAATGGTACTCTTTTTCAAGAAGATATTGAGATAAATATTACTGATAGTTCTAGTACTGATCCGTTCTGTCAAGAGCTGAGTCCGATTGCTCAAATTCCGGTTTATTATCACCAAGGAACTACTGGTCAGTGGGTTAAGAATACCGCCACAGACTATCCTGTTAAATATGGTGCTAATGGTCCACAATATAACTTATTAAGTGGTAACAATTGGACAACTCCCGATGTTAGTCCCGGTGGACAAACAAGATACTTTGCAGTATGGATTCTTGCAACTAATCAAATTGATGATCCTATAATTAGTATTATGGGTCAGAGAGTAGATAGCAACCCAGGCTCTGCTGAAAGCAATAACTCTTGGAGCGATGTTAATCTTACTAATCTTCCATTAAGCGAAGTTAAACCTCTTTATCGACTAATATTTGCTGGCGATAGCGATTATACAAATGTTCCTAAATGTAGTTTAGTTAGTATTCTTGATATACGAGTATCTGTAATTAGTACTATTGCTGGAGTTACCCAGAATGATCACGGAAGTTTGTTCGGATTAGTTGATGATGATCACTCTCAATACTTACATGTGGATAATAATCGAACAGTTAATGCAATTCATACTTTTGAAAATGGACTTACATCTAATGGCTTGATAAATTCTACTAGTGGAAATTTTACTAGTTTAACTGTTAATGGTACTGGTGTAAGTGTTAGCGGCCATACTCACACATCATCAAACATTAGCGATTTTAATACTTCGGTTAGTGGGTTAATTGATGGTATATATGCTCCATTAAGCAGCCCAACTTTAACCGGTGTTCCACTTACTCCGACTGCATCAAGTGGGACAAACACTAATCAAATAGCATCAACATCTTTTGTTAGAACAGAGATTAGCAATTTAGTTAATTCTGCACCGGCCACATTAGATACATTAAATGAATTAGCATTAGCTCTAGGAAGTGATGCTAACTTTTCAACAACTGTAGCTTCTGGACTAGGATCAAAAGCCGCTTTAAGCGGAGCAATATTTACAGGGAACATTAGCGCACCAAGCGGTAACTTTACTTCATTAACAGTTAGTGGAATTCCATTTGTCAATGGAACTGGAGTTAGTATTAGTGGTCACACCCATATTTCTAGTGATATTACTAATTTTAACTCTGCCGTTAGCGGACTATTACCCACTATAGCAAACAGTGGAGATAATAGAATATTAACTAGCATAGGTTCAACAGTCGGCATTAATGCTGAAACTAATGCCACATTCGATGGAACCAACTTCAATATTAGTGGAGTATTAAATGTTGATAATCTAAGACTAGACGGTAATACTATTAGTTCAACAAATAGTAATGGTAATATTGTTATAATTCCAAGTGGTAGCGGAGCATTACAAAGAGATAGTGGTGGAAATACCAGAGGTTCCTATGCTGTTGAC